AAGAAAGGAGCTGATTACAGTGTTATATTCAATATTGCTATTGATAGTGATAATAATCGTTGGGTACTCCCGTATTACAGAAAGAGGGCGACTCCTCTAGATTTAGCTGACGCTATCATACATAATTTTAAAACTTACAAAAGTTCTAAGACTAGAATAGAATCTGTAGGTTATCAGGAGATGTTACGTCAATATATCAAAGAAAAGGCAGAAGAGTTAGGTATGTTTATACCAGGGCTAGAGATTAAAGAGAATCCTAGAACTAGAAAATCGTACAGATTAGAAAGTTTACAGCCTATATTTGCTAATGGTAAAGTATTTATACAAAATAATATGCAAGCGTTAGTAGATGAGTTAACATTATACCCTAGAGGTAAGCATGATGACTTATTAGATGGTTTTTATTATGCTAATAAGAATTGTTACAAACCAGCACATGATGCCGATATTGTATACGAAGATACAGATTATTATTACCCACAGAAAAAAAGTTGGAAATTGTTGTAGAAAAGACTTGACAAACTTTTAATCATTAATTAAATTACGAGTAAAAACTTTATGGAAGTTGACAAAGATAAGTATTCATTAGATATTAAGCAAATTTTATCTGATTTGCAAATAAAAATACCAAAGGGTTATGTAGAGGTTAAGCGTGCCACAGAACATACAGAAAAAGACAGCAGCAACAAGAAAACAAAACAAAAAAGACAATAAAACTGTTTTTGGTTTTGATAATGGTAGAATAGATGCTTATACTATCCCAGAAGAAGTAGAGTTAACAAGAGAATTATTTACAGAGTATAAAAGCTCAAGAGAACTTTGGGCACAAAAGTTTCAAGAATCTATAGAATTTAGAGCTGGTGCACAATGGACTAACGAAGAACAAGAAGTTTTAGAATCTCGTGGCCAAGCACCGATTGTAGTAAATCGTATTCACCCTATCGTAGAAACAGCTAAATCATTACTTACATATAATTCACCTCAGTTTAGAGCAACAGCAAGAGAAGATTCTGATAGAGATACTGCAAAAGTATTTTCTGATTTGTTTCAATACATATGGCAACAGTGTTCTGGGGATGAAGAACTTAAAAAAATTATAGATGATTACTATGTTGGTGGTATGGGAGTTATGCAGGTATACCAAGACCCTCAAGCAGATTTAGGTAAAGGAGAAGTATGTGTAAAGTCAATTAATCCTTTAGATGTTTTTATAGATCCTAATTCTAAAGATGTATATGCTAGAGATGCTGCACATATTTTAGTTTGTAAATATATGACTGATGAATATGCAGAGTTAGTATATCCTGATTATATGGATACTATAGAAAAATCAAATCCTGAACCAGATAACGAAGATGACTATCCTGTAACAAATTTAGCTGCAACAGAAGGTCAAATGTTTTTTGGTGATGACGATACTCAAATGCATACAAAAAGAAAGTATACTGAGAGATATACTAAAACTTTAATGAATTATTGTAATGTATATGAACCTTTTTCACAAAGAGAATTTTTATTTAATGATAGTGAATATGCACAGTATTTGAGTAAATACTATGTAAAAATTAGAAAAATTACAGGTGAAGAGGTTATTATCTTTGATGATAAAGCTGTATTAGATTTATTTGATATTATAGAAGATACTGGTGGAGTATTTCATTATGTATTACCTGAACCACAATTAGATGGTATGGGACAACCAATACCTCAGCCACCAGTAAGAGTTGCTGGTGAAGAGGATGAAAACTCTATACCTGGTTCTACTACAATTTTAATACCTGTATCTACAGAAGAATTAGTATTAATGGGACAAATATCTAAAAATGATATTGAGAAACCTTGTATAGAAATGGTAGTTTCTGTTGGAGATCACTTATTATATAAAAGAATGTTACCTACAGAAGATTATCCTATTATACCTTTAATGAATGTACATCATCGTAATCCATATCCTGAGTCTGATGTAAGATTATACAGACCATTACAAGAATATATTAATAAAATACGTTCGTTAATTATAGCACATGCAAGTACAAGTACTAATGTAAAGCTATTAATACCTAGAGGTTCTGCTGATTTAAGACAGATAGAAGAAGAATGGAGTAAAGCTGGTACTAGTGTAATTGAATTTGATGCTGAATTGGGTGCACCGATTGTAGCTGGCCCAGTCCCACTACCAAATGAATTGTATAAGAATGAAGCTGATGCTAAATATGATTTAGAATATGGCTTTGGTATATTTGAACTTATGCAGGGTAGTGGAGCAAGTGCACCGTCGACTTATCGTGGAACATTAGTAGTAGATGAGTTTGGCCAGCGTAGAATTAAATCTCGTAGAGATGATATAGAAAACTTTTTAAATCAGTGTGGTAAGGTTGCAATACCATTAATACAGCAAATATATACAGAAGAAAAGGTTATTAGATTATTACAGCCAAATGGTATAGAAAAAGAAGAAATGATTAATTTTTATAAAGAAATGGAAGATGGAGCTGTTAAAAAATTCCATGATGTTGGTGTAGGTAGATATGATTTAGTTGTTGTATCTGGTTCTACATTACCTACAAATAGAATGGCATTGTTAAATACTTATATGCAAATGTACCAAATGGGACTAATAGACCAAACAGAAGTCTTGAAAAAGACAGAACTCGTAGATATAGAAGGAGTTATGGAACGTGCTGGTCAAATGCAACAAATGCAACAACAAATGCAAGCAATGGCAGAAGAATTAAAGAAAGTCAAGGGAGACTTACAGACTGCTACACGTGAAGAAGTACATGCTAAGAAACGTTTAGAAGTCGAAAAATTCAGTGGGGATTTAGATAAAATATCTAATCGTGCTGATATGGCAGCCAGCTTATATAAAGCTAGGCTTAATGATGCAAAATCAAATCTGATAAACTCCGTTACACCTGACATGGTAGATGAAATAGAAGAAGAAAATATCTTCGATATCGTACCAGAAGGAGATGGAGAGTTAGAGTTAGGAGATAAATAATGCAAGAAGAAAAAAACATGGAAAACTCACAAGAACAACAAGTAGAAAGTCAGACTGCAACTGAACCTACGCAACAAGAAGACATTTTTGCTGAAGTTTTTGGTCAACCGCAAACTGAGCAGTTTGTTGCAAAGACTGAATCAGAACCAGAAATAGTCAATGAGAGTGAACCTTCTGATGTTCAAAGTGAAGAAGTTCCTAAGAGTGATAATGACAGTTATAAATACTGGCAAAGTCAAGCAGATAAACGTGCAGCTGAAGTAGATTTACTGAAATCACAAGTTACAGAGCTAATGAAAGCTCAAACATCTACACCTGCAGAAGAGCCGAAAGAGGAAACACCTTCAATAGAAAGACCTGTTAAACCTCGTAAGCCTGCTGATTATGATCATTCTGAAGCACTGGCTGATCCTGAAAGTGCCTCAGGTAAATACTTAGGCAAACAGGAACAGTATTTGGATAACTTAGCTAATTATATGGAAACAGTAGAAGTTCAAAGATCAAATGCAATGCAAAAACAAATGGAAGAACAACAAGTTCAACTACGTAATCAAAAGTTGGTTAATGATTTGCAAACACATTATGGATATGATGGACAACAAGCTGCTGATTTTATAGATAAGATGAGTAAACCAGATTCTTTATCTTTAGATAATTTAGTAAAGTTACATAAATTAGGCCAAGGTAATACTTCAACTCAGTTGAGTCAAGTAACACCAGAAGCTAAACAAAAACAACTTACTATGAGTCAAAGACAAGAGAAGTTAAGTATACCTACGCCAATAGGTGTACAACCAGGTGCTAATGTGCAGTCATCAAAGAGTGTGGAAGATCAAATGATGGATTCTATGATTGGTAATTACAGGAAAAAGAATCCATTTGGAAATTAATTTAAGGAGAGATTAAGATGGCAAATGTATATAGCATGACACCAGGAGAAGCAATTCAGGGTACTTCCATCAATGTTGATAGACGAATCTTCAACTTTGGTGAAAGAGTAGCTGAGTTAGCTCCTCAACAATCACCTTTCTTCACATATTTGTCAAACGTATCTAAGGTGCCTACAGACGACCCTGTATTTAAATTCTTAGAACAAAGACATCAATATCAAAGACGTAATTTCCAATTACAGGTAGCAAAAACATCATCAGCTCACTCAGGTAGTGATGCTAACTGGAACTTTGCTGCAGGTGATGCATTTGACGTAGATGTTTTATATGACAAATTTGGTAGAGAGGTTTCAACAGCAGTTCAACCGAACTTCTTGTTGGCAAATCAAATCGTAGCAATCGAATGTGAATACGATGCTAACGGTTCAGATGCTGGAGTAGGCAGTGAAACTGCTGCAATAGCATATTATAAAATCACAGCAGCACCTGATTTATCTTCAGATGCAGCAGCTGCAAGATTAACTTTAGAGTTTATTTATGTAGCATACAAACCAAGTGGTTCTAATGGAGCTACAGCAACTAATGCTGGAACTATTACACCAGCTTCAGCTTCTAAACTTATTTTTAGAGCAGATGGAGACGGACAGGTAATTGGTTCAGCTTTTGCTGAAGGTTCTGACGATCCAGAATCTTGGAGCGATGAGTTCTACAACAGAGAAGGATACTGTCAAATCTTTAAGACTTCAGTACCTCTATTCTCTGGTACAGCTTTAGCTACAAGATATCGTGGAGTAAACAACGAATACATGAGAGTATATCAAGAAAAACTTATGGAACATAAGATGGATCTTGAGCATGCTATGTTATTCGGTATTGGAACAGATGACTCAACAGCAACTGGTCCAGTTCGTAGAACACACGGTATTGTACCTTACACTGAACGTTATGGTAAAGTGAAAACTTTCTCATATGGTTCAGCTTCATACGATACTTTTATTGATGCAATGGAAGATGTATTCTCACCAGAATCTGGAAACAGTGGAGAGAAACTTGTTCTAGCATCTAGAAAAGTTATGTCATACTTCAACAAACTTGGTGGTTCTTCATTCCTAGGTAACACTATGGCGTTGAACTCACAAGTTGGTAGTGGTATGGATATTCAAAATGTACAAGGTGAATTTGGTCACTTAGTAACTAGAATATCTACATTATATGGTAATTTAAACCTTGTAATGGAACCTCTATTTAGAGGGCCGTATGAAAATACAGCAATAATGATTGATCTAAACAACGTAGCTTATAGACCATTAGTTGGTAATGGTGTATCAAGAGATACACAAATTATTACTAATGTTCAAAACAGAGATGTTGACGGAAGAAAAGACATGATTCTTACAGAAGCAGGTCTTGAAATTCAACTTCCTGAAACACACACTGTGTTACAGTTTAGTTAATATAAATGGGGGAGTTGAAATATACTCCCCCTTAAAAAGAGAGATAGAGATGATTAAAAATAATAAACCAATAAAAAAGATACAGTTAAAGAATTTATCAGATGCTAAGAATTTAATTAAAAAAACAGCTGGTGCTGTATTTGCTATAGGAGCTCCTAGACTTAAACCTGTTGCTAATGTTATTACGGGAGCTAAAAATCTTGTTGGAGGATCTATTAATGCTTACAAAGCATCAAAAAGAGTAGAGCAATTTAAAAGAAGTGGACAACATAGTTTTCAAAATTTATCACAAAAACAAAAGAAAATTCAAGAGACGTCACCTATGACAATGATGGAATATCATTGGCCGATGAAGAGTAAAAAAGTATTGCAAGAAACAGCAGGTAGAAGAAAAATTGTTGAAAGAGACATGGAAAGGATTGGCAATAAAGACGTTTTTAGAACAGGTAAAACAAGTGTCGGTGGAGGTCGTGATACTATGAGTGATCCAAATTGGGTTGCTCCAAGCAATAGAGTTCATCAGTCTATTGATGCAATGAGTATTCCAGAAAGATTGAGATTGCAACGTATGGAATCTAGTCTTATAAAAGGTAAAAAACCGAAGAATAAGGGTTAATAATGAGTTTTAAAACAGAAATAGAAGCAATAGTTGGTGATATAGATAGTCCTAATTATACATCAGAGGCTGAACTATATTTAGCAGAAGGTGTTAAGTTTGTTACAAAAAGTTTAATGAACGTACCAGAGATAGCAAATCGTTTAACAAGTTCTACAACATTAAATAATTCACCTACAACTATGAGTACTGCATCAGTATTACAGATTGTAAGTGTTACTAGAAATGATGGTTCACGTGATAGAAAAGCAACTGAAATACTACCAGAAGATGCTGGAGACTATACAGATGTAAATAGTATTTACTATACTAGTAAGTTAGATCCAAAGTATTATGTAGCAAATGGTACTCTTAATGTTATACCAACTCCTGCTAATGGACAAAGTGCTTTAGTAAAGCATATAACTCCAGATACGTCTGTTGCATTAGGTGATACATCTGTTGATAATTTTCCAGATGAATTAGAAAGAGGTGTTATATTATACGCCTCTAGGGAATTATTAAGATATATTATGAATCAAATACGTAAACCTAATGTATCAGGTGCTGCAGAATTAACATCAGATTTAGAAGCAGGTGATATTGCAACAGATTCACATAAAAGAGATTATATAAAATATTTTGATATGTCTATGGATTTTATAGTAGATGAAGATGTAGAGTTAGCACAAACAATGATGCAGCAAATACAAACCTATTTACAAAATTATCAAGTTGATTTAGGTGCTGATACTCAATCTTATCAATGGTATGAAAGTCAGTATGTAAAGGTAACACAAGATTTATTAGCATTTTTAACATTATACATGGGACAGGGGGCAAGAAATGAAGTTGCAACAGATGATAGACCAAGTTAAAAAACATCATCCAGAACTTGGTGCTAATGAAATAATTCATTTATTAAATCAGGCATCTGATGAGTTTTCTCAAAGAACTTTGGTGTTAGATGAAGCAACTCAATTTAATACAGTTGCTGACCAAAGATTTTATGGATTAAAAGATTCTATATTAGAAGTTAAGTCAGTTGATTTACAAGATGCTGATGGAAACGTAAAAGAAATTAAAAGATTAATAGGTAGACCAGAATATAGGGATATAACATAATGCCAAATTATAGTAGAGTATATACAAGAACAACAAAGCAGTATGTTTATTGGTTTGAACGTGATTCAATAGGTATTGCTTTATACGATCCGTTAAGAAGTGAAAAAAATAGATTTACATCTGTTGATGCAGCGTTTACAATTACGTTGTTTTATCATAAGAAAGCAGATCATTTTAACACATTAGATAGTGGAAGTTCTGCAATGACAGAACAAAGTGAATTACCAGGGCAGTTTCATCAATATTTAGTTGATAAAGCTATTGCTTTAGGATATGAAACAAAACCAGATATGATACAAATGGCACCATATTTTAATGCAAAGTTTGAAAAAGGTATTAAAGAAGGAAAGATGTTTGCTAATAGAAATAGAGTTTCTGGTATGAGACACGTACAGCAAAGTAATTATTAGGAGTAGGTATGCCAAGAAAAAAAGCAAAGATGCCACCAAGAAATAAGAAAAATTTTAGAGCAACTAAAAAAGGTGCTGGTATGACTAAGGCTGGGGTAAAAGCTTATAGAAGGTTGAATCCTGGTAGTAAGTTAAAGACAGCAGTTACTGGTAAAGTAAAGAAGGGAAGCAAGGCTGCGAAGAGACGTAAGTCATTTTGTGCTAGATCAGCAGGACAAATGAAGAAGTTTCCAAAAGCAGCAAGAAATCCAAATTCAAGATTAAGACAAGCACGTAGAAGATGGAAGTGCTAAAAGGAGAATAATATGCCAAAAGTAGCAGGAAAAAAATATGCTTACACTAAAAAGGGAAAAGCAGCAGCTAAAAAAGCAAAAGCTAAATTAAAGAAAAAAAGTTCAGGTTTAACTGCAGCTCAAAAAAAATTACCTAAAAAATTACAACAAGCTATTATGAAAAAGAAAAAGAAAAAATAATGGCTAAGAATAATCCAATAGATAAAGCATTGTATGCTAGTTGTAAGTCTCAAGCAAAACGTAAGTTTGATGTATATCCATCTGCTTATGCTAACGCATGGCTTGTAAGGTGTTACAAGAAAAAAGGCGGGAGATATAGAAAAGGTAAGTAATGGCAGAGACTGGTTTAAAAAAATGGTTTAAAGAAGACTGGGTAGACATTAGTTCTAGAAAGAAGAACGGTGGATATAATAAGTGTGGTCGTAAATCAGCTAAGGGTAGTAAACGTAAATATCCTAAGTGTGTACCTGCTGCAAAGGCTGCACGCATGACTAAATCTCAAATAGCTTCTGCTGTAAGAAGAAAACGTAAAGCTGAAAGCAAGGGTCGTAAAGGTAAAAAACCTAATAACGTAAGAACATTTGCATGAGAGGTTTAAGAATAAAAGAAGCTAGACATACAAATGGCAAAAAGAAAACTAGACAAGGTAATAGTGTTAATACCAAGTATGGGACAAAGATGAGTAAAAAATATTATGTAAAAAAGTATAGAGGTCAAGGTAGAAATGGCTAATACTTGGAAGAAAGGAAACTTTGGTTTAGCTTCATTTAGTGATATTAATGTATCATTTAATGAGCTTGAACAACATTTTAATGATAACACAGATGGTAATTTTACAGACTTATCACTACCAGCTGACGTGACACTTAGTAATATAAGTGATCCAAGCAGTAGTATTTATACTGATGTTACAAGAAGTGTGTACACTTTTAGCAATCTAAGTGCAGTATCTAATCCTACTTATAGTGATGTAGCAGATGTAAGTGAACCAACTTATGATGATATAGGAGTAACAACATAATGGGTGGAAGTTTAACAGGACCAAATAAAATTAAAGACGCTTATAAAAAATTAGTGTTTTATGATAACAATAAATTAAAGATTGATAATGGTACTACAGATGTAGTCATTACAGAAGCAGATAACTTTAGTTCAGATATAGTAGCAGGAACTGGTATTGTTACATCTGAATCTGGAGGACAAACAACAATTAGTGTAAAAGATGCAGACGTACTTCTGCAAAACGAGGATATAAATGGAGGGATATTCTAATGGCAAATAAAATACAGATTAAAAGAACATCTACCCACAATGCCACAGATGTATCTAGTTTAACATTGGGATATGGTGAGTTAGCATGGTCTAATGGTAATAACAAATTATACATTGGTAAATTAGGTAGTGATAATAGTACAGTATCTACTACAGAGCTTAATGCTTTAATAGTAGGTTCGTACACAAGTGCATCATCAGCAGAACTAAATATTCTTGATGGAGCAACAGTAACTACAGCAGAGTTAAATATTCTAGATGGAGTTACTTCAACAGCAGCTGAGTTAAACATTTTAGATGGTGTAACAGCAACTGCTACAGAGTTGAATAAAACAGATGGATTAACTGCTAGTACAGCAGAATTAAATAAATTAGATGGAGTTACTGCAACTACAGCTGAACTTAATTATGTTGATGTATCTTCAGTAGGTACAGCACAAGCAAGTAAGGCAGTTGTGTTAGATGGTAATAAAGATATTACTGGAATTAGAAACATGACATTAGCTGGAAACTTAACTGTGAGTGGTACTACTACAACAGTTAATTCAACAGTAGTTTCTATTGGTGATAACTTTTTAGAACTTGGTTCTGACATTGAAACTCAAGGAACAGAAGCAGCTGCTATCGATGTTGGTTTCTTCTTTCCAAGAGATAATGATTCAGGTGGTAGTGATTTGTATGTATATGATGGATTGGCTTATGATGGATCAGCAGCTAAATGGTTTTTATTCAAAGGAGCACAGGGTAAACCAGGTGCAGCAGATATTAATGTAAATGCATTATCTAAATCACATAAACTATGTGCAAATTTAGAAGGTATTAGTTCATCAATACATAATACAATAGACCAATACGATATAGATTGCGGCGTATTTTAGTAATCAATGGGTAATGTAATAAAAATAAAAAGAGGGTCAAGTGTACCTTCTTCGTCTAATGATGTATTAGAACATTATGAGTTAGGATATAGAACAGGTACAACTGAGCTATATATTAATGATGGTGGTACATATCGTCAATTAGGTGGTGGTTCTGATGCTGAAACTTTAGATGGTATCAACTCTACTTCATTCTTAAGAAGTGACGCTGATGATACTGCTACTGGAGATTTAACATTAACAGGAGTAGTTAATAATACAAATAACTTAAATGTTGATGGTCCAAACTTTAATGTTAGTACAACAAATAAAACTACTTCTGAATATGCATATAGAGTAGATAGAAGTGGCTCAGTTGTAGGTGGTATCCTTATTGATGGTAAAGGTGCTTTTGCAGCTGGTTCAACAGTTGGTGGAAATACTATTTTAACTTCTGCATCAAGTCTTTCTATAAATAATTCAAACTGGTCTGGTACTGATTTAGCAATAGCTAATGGTGGTACTGGTGCATCTAGTGCTAGTAGTGCAAGAAGTAATTTAGGATTAGGTGACTTAGCAATAGTAGATGATATTCCTGCTAGTAAAGTAGTATCTGGTACATTAAATATTGCAAGAATACCAACTAAAGATGAAGATGATATGGCATCAGATAGTGATAGTCATGTACCTACGCAACAAAGTGTTAAAGCATATGTAGATTCCCAAAGTGGTGGTGCAGTATCAGCAGTAGCCAATGGTGCAAATAATAGAATAGCAACATTTAGTAGTTCTGATGCTTTGAATGGAGAAAGCCAACTTACTTTTGACGGAGGTGCATTAGCCTTATTAACAACAACAGCTAATAGAAGAATTGAAATAGGCTTAGGTGCAACGCAAGATGTAACATCTTATATAGATTTAATTGGAGATACTACATATACAGATTATGGCGGTAGGTTTATTAGGTATGGTGGTGCTAATGCTATTACTCAAATTATGCACAGAGGTACTGGTGATTTAAGACTTCTAACACAAGATTCAGCTGCAATATCTTTGCGAACAGGAGGTACTGAAAGATTAAGAATTTTATCAGGTGGAAATGTTGGTATTAGTGAAGATAGTCCTGATACTAAACTACACATTAAAACTACTGGTAATGGTAGTACTTCTTTATTAAAACTTGAAGATAATGCAAGATTAATGTTTTTAGGTAGAGATGCTATTGCTGTTCAAGATTTATCAGGTAGTGCTGCACAATTATATATTAATAGTAATACAACCTTCAGTGGAAGTATAACAACTGGTGGTAATGCGACTATTGGTGGTCAAGCAAGTGTAACAAGTTCAATTACTACTGGCTATGGTGTAGCATTTACAAATGGTGCTACTAACTTTCTTCAATACAATAATGCTACAGAAAATGTATTGTATATGAGAGATACTACTAATGGTGCTATGATACAAACTTGGGGTGTTAATTCAGTTCAAATTCATAAAGGATTAACAATAAATGAAACTGGTGGAAACTATGATACAAGAATAGAGGGAGATACAGATACGCATTTATTTTTTGCTGATGCAAGTGCTGATAGAGTTGGAATTAGTACTAGCTCTCCAGCTTGTACTCTTGATGTCGATGGAATATTAAGGTGGGATAATAGTAGAGGTCACCATGGTAATCCACGAAGTATGGCTATTGGATATTCTGGTAGTAATTATGGACAATTTGGATATAATATAGAATTTACTACAACATCAAATCAACATAATTATTCGTTTGATGATATTGCTACAAGATGTGATCTGTATGATGGACTAGTGGTTTATACAAGTGGAAGTGGTGGAAGTGGTCAAATTTCTTGGACTGAATTACTAGATTGTAGAAATAATGTATTTACATATAAAGGAAATCAAATACCTATTATGGCTAATGGCTCTAATAATAGAGTTATGACATCTAATGATGCTTATAGTATTAATGGAGAAGCTAATCTTACTTTTGATGGAACTACTTTGCAAGTCAATAATAGGTTACATATGGATGGGACATCTCCATTTATACGAATACAAGAAAGTGGTGTTACAAATGACCCAGAATTTTGGCTTGGTGTAGATGGTGGAAACTTTACTATAAGATTAAATAATAGTGGAACTTATCCATTGCAAATAACAACCGATTCAGATAATGATGCTGTAGACAGTATAACGCTTGGATATAATACTTCTGTAACTGGTAAAATAACAGTTTCTTCATCAATAGATACTACTGGAGATTTAATTTTAAGAAGAGCTGGAAGTAATAATGATAGAATTGTAATAGAAGCAGACCAACATAGTCATTATGTAAATGGAACGAAAAGATTAGAGACTAAAACTGATGGTGTTTTTGTAAATGGTATTAGTAAAGCAAGTAGTTATTTTCAATGTGAAAGTAGTGGAGTTACGTTAAGAAGATATGTAAGTGGTTGGGGTAATGCTACAACACACGATGTTATACACAATGGTTATGGAACAAATCTTGGTGATTGGGTATATTTAAAAACAAGTGGTAATACTGCTAACACTCATGGTATGTTATTAAGTAGTGATAAATATTTATTTTGGGGTAGAGATAATTTGACTACTGGAGCTGTAGATAATTCAGCAACAGCACCTATGACAGATGTTTGTATGAGAGTAGATGAAGATGGTAATGCATTATTTGATGGTGATGTAACAGCATTTTCTGGAGATATTGCATCAGATATAAAATTAAAAAAGAATGTAGAAGATTTAAATTATGGATTGAAAGACGTATTAAATATTAG